GCATGCGTAGAGACGTATAGGATTGGTATCATGGTAAGAATCTATCTAAAAGATCATGAAATGGCGCAGTTCGTAGCAGACCTACTGAAAGAACACAGTGGATACCTATCAATACAAGGGGCCACGCTATTCACCGATGTTCACGGGATCGAGATCCTAGAAGATCTAGATCAGGCTCTAGACGGCTGGTGCGACGGTGAATACGTCTGGATAGCAGGAGAATCGTACGAAGTTGACTAGCCCCACACACAGTTAGGCCCCTAGGTAGCCCAACAACCTAGGGGCCTAACCGCACTTTGGCGCAAACAGATACTCTCACCTAGGATCTGCTACTGGCAAGCTCGGACGAACCCCATACGGCGTAGCCTTCAACCCCCGTATAGTCCGCATACGCTGAGTATCAACCAGGCGAACCACCAACCCACAGTTGACACACACATTCCCCCGCATACCCGTCACTGGCAGTATGCACGTACACGTCTCATGAGCATTCTTCGCCATCATGCACTCAACGTGATACATGCCCCGCTCACCCATCCACCACGGAACATCAGGCTTATCCCAGTCACAAGTGTTCACCGGCGACTCGGGACTACCAGGACCATTACACCAAGCACACTTCGTGAGCCAGCGTCGCCTAAGACGCTGCCAAACCACGATCTTCACATCCCAGTGCCACACGTGCCACTTCATCCGGTGCCACTTGCAGACCTTTCCAGCGTCGTTTCCCCCTGGCTCGACATGCCAGACGCTTAGCAGATTGGGAATGTCAAACAGTAACATATGTGGATCATGCATAGGTCACACCAAACCGGCCTATGATCAACACATGGTTTCACTGGCCACTATCGTCATATACATGCTGGCAGTCGCCAGGATAACCACCCTGATCACACATGATCAGATCACCCTACCGATCAGGCAATGGGCGATCGGTCGATTCGATCCCCATAAGCGTGTCCACAGGTGGATTGTTTATCTGCTTGGTGAACCCGATGGGGATGCAACCGGATGTCCGTGGTGTGTGTCTATCTGGGTGGCGTTTTTGATGCTCCCCACATTGATCTTATGGCAATATGCCTGTATGCCACTCATAGCCCTAGCCGCATCACAGGTTACGGGCATGACCTTTAAATGGGGTCGCTCATGAAACTACGCAAAAGTGATATGCGGCAACTGGGCGTAGCTGATCCCAGCATAGCCGCACAAATCGAACAACTGTTCTACCCGCCAGTCATCTGGAAATTCCGCCAAAACACCCGCACCAAACTCAACCAACTCACCACACAATCAGCACGAAACCTCACCAAAACCGGAGCCATAACAGCAGCCGTCAGCCGCTACACCATGGACGGAAGCTGGAAAAACTACTCATTCGGAGACAGAGCCTGGCAAACCGACGCATGGCGCCTCTACGACATCACCGGGCAACTCCGCTTCATCGCCAACTGGGTAGGCAACTCCATCGGCCGATGCGACCTATACGTAGCAGACGCACTAGCCAACGGCGTAGCCGGCGAACCCGTAGAAGACCCTGAGATCGCTGATCTCGCGAATGTTCCCCTGGGCACCGGTGACACCCGCGCTGAGAACCTGCGCCTTGCGGGAATCGACATGTTTGTATGCGGAGAAGCATACATCGTAGCCGAAACCGGAACAAACAATGACACATGGTGGATAGTCACCAACAGTCAAATCAACAAACAAGGCAAAAAAATACTCATAAGCCGCCCACCAACACAAGGCGGAACACTCGAATACAAAGACGGAAAAGACCTAATCCTACGAATCTGGACACAACACCCCAGAGACACAAACCAACCAGACAGCTCAGTACGCGCAGCAATACCAGACCTCAGAGAACTCGAAGCACTCAGAAAACGCGTCTTCGCCGAACTCGACAGCCGCCTAGCCGGCGCCGGACTACTCGCCCTACCCGACACAATGGACCTACCCCACGGCGACGACGAACCAGCCGGCGCCGAAGGATTCTCCGCCCTCCTCGGGCGTATCATGTCCCAATCACTACAAGACCGATCCAGCGCCGCATCCATGGTCCCCATCATCACAACCGGTGCGGCAGAAGACATAGAAAAAATCCGACACATCACATTCTGGTCAGAACTATCAACACAAATACCAGAACTAAGACAATCAGCCCTCGCCAGTCTCGCACAGTCACTGGATGTTCCACCCGAAGTGATGATCGGGATCGGATCAAGTACAAACCACTGGAATGCATGGGCAATCAGCCGAGAAGCCGTACAAGTACACATCAAACCCATACTCACCCGCATAGCGGCAGCCCTCACAGAAGGCTACCTCAAACCAGCCCTCGAAACGATGGGCCTAGACCCAACCAAATACTGCTTCGCATTCAACACCTCACCCCTGACAGTCAACCCCGATCGCTCACAAGACGCACTAGGCATGCACGACCGCATGCTCATCTCAGATCAGGTAGCACGCGAATCGTCATCATGGGAAGAAACCACACAACCCACCCAAGATGAACGCGCCCGTCGCCTCACAGAAAAACTCCTCCTCACCAACCCCGACGTAGTACTCAACGATCCAGCGTTGCGGGAACTCATCGGCCTACCAGCCGGCACCGGAACTCCCGTGGAATCTGGAAGCAACCAGCCAACCGAACCAGCACCAGCTGAGAAACCAGTCGAGGGACCACCAGAGGAACCAACCACCACCGAACCCAACCAGGTAGCGTCCCTAGTCGAGGTGGCGTCCCGACGCTACATGTCTCTAGCTGGGGCAAAGCTGGTACCACACCGTGAGAGACCAGCCATGCCAAAGTGGCAACTGCACACAATCCATGGTCCAACAGACAAGGCTGATCTGCTGGTACCCGCATCATGGCGGGATGAGTTCACTGGTCTAGGGATAGATCATCTACTGCCGAAGATCGAGCGGCACTGCATGACACTCCTGTATCAGGGTGCGCGCCTGGAACCTTGGGTGGTGACTGATGCCTAGCACTGTTGAGGATCCTTGGGACGGTGAAGGTGTTGATCCGTGGCTACCCAGGCAGCTTGCTGATGAGTTGGACGCTGATGTTGCTGAGAGTAGTTTTCGGTTGATGCTCGCCGATGGGTTGGCGCGGTGGTTGAAGGCTGTGTCTGGTGCGGTGCTTGGGCAGGCGATACCGGATGTGCATGCGCTGTACACCAAAGATCAGATGTGGCGCGGGATTGTTGGTGGACTGGTTGACGGTCCGCTGAAAACCTCCATGGTCAACATGTACACGGATCTGCTTGGTGAGGGTGACTGGGAGAAACGATCCATGGTCACTCAGCAGCTCGCTGAGGCTACAAATCGTATGCTGCGCTTCCCCGATACGGTGTTTGAGCTGCTCAGTGATGAGAAGACTCGGATCACCCAGTCTGGGGGGAGCGTGCAGGATGTTGTGGCTGGTCTGTCAGTGTTCCTGGATTCGGATGAGAAGCGCTGGGATGCTAGGGCGAATCTGATCACGCGTACCGAGGTTCTGTCGGCGTTGAATGCTGGTCGGTTCGATGCGATGAAGATCATTGATGGTAGTAGCCCCAACCAGCTATATCACATGTGGTTGTCGATGCGTGACCAGTATGTGAGGTCATCTCATATGATCGCTCATGGGCAAGTGGTCCCCATCGGGCAAACGTTCCAAGTTGGACTCGATCACCTCAGATTCCCATGTGATCCACTAGGAAGCATAGAAGAGACGATCAACTGTCGGTGCCGAACCGTCCAAGTTGACAAAAACGGCAGAAGCATACAGAAAGGCTGATCATGGTAGATACCACATGGCGCGGCATGCTCGCACCATTAGACGTCCCAACCGGAGACAAGCGTCGGTTCCTCTCATCCGGGTTCACCTCCCGTGATCTGCCCCTACCGCTCAAGTGGCAACGGGTTGACGCTGAGGGCCACGAAGACTCAGTCATCGTGGGATCAATGGACGAGATCAACTATGGGACCGTTCAACAAGCGATCGACGGTGGCTGGATTGATGCCAAGTGCATCAAAAAAGGCATGAGCGCTGACCTCATGGGAGCGTGGGGAATCGGAAAGTTCTTCACAGTAGATCCAGCTGTTACCCCCCGTCTCGCCGAAGACATCGCTGAGGCGATTCTGCTCAGTGAGCAGGGTGTTGTCGGCCCATCCGTGGATCCCAGTAGTTGCGAGTATGTTCTAGCGCGCGCTGGAAGCGATGAGCCCCTAACCGAAGATGACCTCGATCAGATCATGTACGAGGGACCAGACTCCGAAGTTGAGATCGAACTGCTATTCACCGAGTACGAGGTTGCAGCCGCTACCCTAGTAAGCATCCCGGCTTTTGCGGAATGCCGCCCGTTCGAGGTCATGGGTGGCCTAGTACTGACTGCGGCTGTTCGTTCGAGTGGTTGGGATTCCATGCCGTTCGCCGCTCGTGATCTTGAGTGGGATCAGGCTGCGGCGGACAAGCGCGTCTCAGATTGGGCTGGTCTCGATGGTGATAGCCCAGACTGGAAGGGCTATGCGTCGGCGTTCTTGTACCAGGATGACCAGGCGAACCCAGAAACTAAGGGCGCATACGGGTTCCAGATCGCTGATATGATCGACAACCAACTCACCATCGTACCCCGTGGGGTATTTACTGTGGCGGAAGTGCTACAGGGTGGAATGGGTGGCACCAAGATTCCACAAGCCGACCAGGATGCCATGAAGGGTGTGGTAGAGAAGCTGTACAAGCGTATGGCCAAAGAGTTCGACGATCCAAACATTGTCGCACCATGGGCCAGTGAGACGGCATCGATCAGCTTCGTCGAAGCGCACGTCTTCAACGGCGACCTGTTCACCAAACCAGCACTGTCGAGGATCACACCGATCACGATCACCGAAGATGGCCACGTCTTCGGTCATGTCGCGACCCACGATACCTGCCACGTTGGGATGCGGGATGCTTGCACTACAGCGCCGATCGATGATGATGGTTACCGTATGTTCCACCGTTACCAGGTTCCTGGGGTGGAGCAGCCGGTTGGGCGGATCACTGTTGGTCATGGGCAGCACCAGTGCTCATGCCGTCAGTGCGGGGGTCACAATGATGATCATGCTTGCTTGAAACTGTCGGCTGGTGGTGCTATCGCGCATCATGATCAGCTGTCGACGGTTGCTTGGGTGTGCGCGGGTGAAGACGAAGATCTTAACGCCATATGGGTATCAGGTGTGATCAACCCAGAAGCCACTATCGACGACATTCGAGTACTCAACCGACACAAGGTTTCCGGTGACTGGCGACCCGTCGGCGGACAAACCACCCTGGTCGAGGTACTAGCGCTGTCGCGGGAGGAACCCGGTTTTCCATTGCCACGGGTTCGTCTCAGTACCTCAGGTGTTCATGCGCTGACGGCCGCTGGAACCATCCGGCCTATGGTCGATGAGGATCCTTCTGATCCTATCGACTACGAGCGGTTGGCGAGCCTGGTAGCAGATAAGATCAACTCTAAGATGGCAACCCAACCAGCCGAACCCGAACCGACACCCGAACCGGTTGCCGATGTGCAGCTCGAAGAGAACATTGCAGCGGCTCTGGCCGAAGTGTTCAGCGCGGTCGACAACGCACTCACCGAGTCGATCATGTGCGACCTGAAAGGAATCTGACATGTGCTGCGGACAAAGGTCAGTACCGCTAGTCCCCGCTACAGCGGCCGAACCATCTGTCATGTGGATCGTGAAGGACACCGCTGGTACTGAGGTGGCGGCCTTACCCCGTGAGATAGCGGCCAAACTCAGGGCTGCCCGTATTGGTGGTAGCGTGGAAAAGCGTGTTGCTTAAGGATCTGTTGGGGCTAGGGCGAGTCTCTAGCCCCTACTGTTAGGTGGGGTAGTTGACAACCGTCAAGATCATAATTCCGTGGCGTGAGGGCTGCCCAAGCCGAGAAGCAAACCTAGGCGCTGTCAAGCAATGGTGGACTGAGCACTATCCAGACTGGCCTGTGTACCTGGGACACTGGGAACCAGACAAGGGACCGTGGCGTAAAGGCTGCGCCGTAAGGCGAGCCATGGATGAATCAGAGCCGACTGATGTTGTGGTGGTAGCTGACGCCGACGCGATCATTCCAGGCGTGTACCAGGCGATTGAAGCGCTGGAAACCGGGCGCCACGAGTGGGCTGTACCGCAACGGATGGTCTATCGGTTGACGCCTGATGCGACGAACCTCGTAGTCGATGGAAAACTACAACTACCATCAACAATCGTCGATTCTCGCGAGTACCTTGGCATAGCCGAGCTTGGCCCCGCATCGCCTGGTGGTGGTGCCGTTGCACTGACCAGTGAAGCGCTGTCAAGGTGCCCTATGGATCCCCGGTTCGCGGGATACGGCCATGAAGATCATTCTTGGGCTAGGGCACTGTACATGCTAGCTGGCGCTCCGCATCAGGTGGTTCGACCACTGTGGCATCTCTGGCATCCACCACAAGATCGACTACGCTATGGCGATTCTGTGTCCAGGGGAATAGGTTCGGTTGAGAGCCTACGGTTGTGGACCCGCTACCGAACCGCTACGACTAGGCCGTTGATGGAAGCGCTACTGCGGGAGGCTAGGGAGTATGGAACCGACGCAGGTTGAGTTTCAGATCCACTCTGGTGGAACATCCATCAACATCGAAGGAACGGCTAACAGTCCGGATGAGCTCATCGCGATCGTGGCTCGGATCATGAGTCTGTCTGCTGCTCAGGTTACGGAGCTTCCATTGCGTAAGGTGCTAGCTGGCATGAATACTGTGGCGTTGTCTCCGTTGGAAGATAAGTAGTTACGTAGGGTAGGGAACACTCTCTGCCCTACAACAAGTAACATCCTTAACACAATCCTATGGTGCACTTGACTACCAACAACACAAAAAAATGCCTCTACGACGCTCTCAGAGCGTTTACGCTGGTCACAGGCCCTAACAATGATCCAACAGGGCATCCAACACCTGACGCGCCCGACACACCTCAACCTCAATCTCCCTAAGCCGAGCGGCAGCACTCACTACAGAAACCTCTCGCACCAACCGCCGAGCATGAGCAACAGCCACCACACGATTCAACGCTTGCATAGCGAGGAACCTATGCACAATGGGATTATGCAGCGTGGTTAGGTACTGATTCGGTACCGGCGCTGTCAGGCCCCTAGAGGCATACCCCAGTGGCTTACCCGTGCGACGGTGAAACGTGAGACTACCTGCGATGATGTGGTTCGACGTCAACGCGGTCACCGTCAAAACAGTAATAGTTTTCATGTTCGGTTCGTCTGTCACCAGTGCGACCCGATCACCAACACCAACATCCACAACAAGACCATACACAAGATGATGGGGTAGACCAGCCTGGCCTACCCCATCATCTTGTGATCAACTAGAGAGATCAGCAATACGCTTCCTAGCACTCCTCACGGTCGCCTCGATACGAGACAACAACTGTTCGCATCCCTCAGGATCCAAAGAATCGTGAACCTCAATCCTACCAATCGACGAGATCGCATACCGAACCGTGCTCCTGATGCGAATCTCTACCAGAGCTGGATCATCTACAGGCATGAGATGCCTAGTCGAGTCATACCAGTCCGCTTTCTTCGCCTCTCTTCCAGTGTCTTTACTGTATCGCGTGGTTTCAATCACTACGTACTTTTTTGTCACACGAGTAACCGTTGAGACTCTTACCGTTTTTCTCCCACAGTATTCGGTTACTTCGGCAACTTCGTCTCCGACTTTCAGACTCTGAAACATGGTCTGCTCCTTATGGTTCGGCTGCTGACATACCAATCGAAGACTACTTGTCTTCACTCTTAGTAGCCTCATCATGCTGCTTACTAGCAAGCGCGTTCATCCTGCGACCTATGTCAACCACGTCTTCGTAGCCAACTCCAAGCTGCTGGAGAAGCCAAATAGCCTGATCGTACTGTCGCTGTATCTTCCGCACGCGGGTAGCGATAGACGCGTTTCTAGTCTTGTCTCTCCTCTGCTGCTCATTCAGGACTTTCCATTGTTCGGTTGTGATCTCTGATCTGCTTCGTTTCATGTGGCTAGTATACACGCGACCACGTAAACGTGCAACCATGCTATAGTTAGATGTAACGCCCTACCAACTTGCTGACGTCTTGAATAACCGAACTAGTCTCATCAAGATAGGACTTGATGTCGTTGATGCGAGCAACAAGACCATTCGCTTCAAGATCTTTTCCAGTGGCGGTAGTATACGAATCCAGCAACGAAGCTAGCGCATCATTGTAGAAAATGTTGGCCAGACGCCTCACCACCCGTGGATCATCAATCGTGGTAAGCGAAAGAGTGCT